GCCTTTAGGCTTAGAAGCAAGCGAGTGGGTTTCCCCTTAGAATCCCTTTCGGGGCCTTTATTGCCAGCCATGCGAGACAAGAAAGAAGATCGCCTGGGATTATCCCCAGACCTAACTGGAGCCTTTAAAGTACCGCCCTTATAACTAGCGCGCCCCTTAGCATTAAGGCCACCTTCAGGATTCTTACCCTCATTGCGTGTCCAAGCAGGGGTACTCATTTGCTATAGGGCATCAGCAAAGAACGCGCACCATCAATGCCGCCTTTCTTCTTAGGCTTAGTAACATCACTCATTCTCTCGCCCTGATCCGTGCGCTCTTTCTTATCGCCAACAGCTAAAGTAGGTAAGTCACCATACTCAATCTTATCTCTTTCGTAAATCTCTTCTGTCTTTGCAGATACCGATCCACCACCACCACCACCAAAACACATTACTCAGCCTCCTTTGTATAGCCGCTACTCTTTAAAGCCTTCTTAGCTGTAGAGTTATCACCACTGTTATCAAATGTCTCAGGAACCTTATCACCAAATCTACTCATTATCAAAACCCTTTTTTAAATTAAATATTTATAACTCTTTTGTGAGAGCCTTTTTTAACAATCATGTGAGTGAGAGACCAGTAACCATAAGTGATGTTGTAAGTTTTGACCCCCCACCCCCTAGCCCAGTTCTATACTCACCTTGATATCCCCTGCCAATTGTACCTGTGACCTATCAATCGGCTTAAACCCAGCACGATCCAGTAAGTCCTTGCTAGCTTCCAGCTGCACGTACTCAGACTTAGCGCCCTTAGCGAGCCCTGCCAACTGGTGTACGGCTGCAGGAGCATGTTTACCAAACTCCTTAGCTACCACTTCCATCATGTACTGTTGCACATGTGCTAGCTTCATACTCTTCTGCGCAGTCACTCTTCCGCTGTCGCCTTCAGCGTACCCAGCCTCTTGGCTAGCCTTAGTTAGGTTACCACCATTTGCTACATACGCTTCAACAAATGCGCTTTGTTTACGTGTAAGCTTTCTTAATGCAATATTGTTCATGTTATCCTTTACTGTAGCCCCCCTCTCCCTCTCTCCCCCCATGTCTAGCACGTCTATTATACCCTGTGTCAACGCACAATCTACATCTATTGGGCGATTATCAGGCTGTCGTGAATCGAGCCAAGTGGTCTCGACCCTAAAGGGCGTCCATCCTGATCGCGGCGTTGTTCTCAGTGTCCACCCCTAACACTAACGTATTGTCTGTTGCCGCGACCATGACTTCCTAAGCTTGTCGGTGATGACTAATACATTCCTAACTTGATGAAGAATAAAGTTATCCATTCCTTAGTAATCAACGAAAGCTCAGGTTCCTGTGTCATGGTCACACAACAAACAATTGTTATCACTAACACACACACGAACCCCCGTGCGGATAATGCCTCGCTATCGCAACATAAATAAGCAGCCCTCAACCCGACATGCTCCAACGCTACGCTTATGTGCGCGTGATGGGTAATAAGATTATCAATTTTTCAAAGAGGAAAAATGGTCACTACGTTTAATCTTAATGACCGCTACTTATTTCCGTGCTTGTATGAGTTGCATATCCACAAGGAGGTCTTGTGGTTGTAGTCAAACAGAAATGAGGAATCAAAATGTATACATTAATAAATTGCATCGGCACAGAGTGTAAAGATATATCACGATACACAACAAGAGAAGCAGCGCAGCTTGATGCTGACGGATTAAATAAGAGCAGCAATCTGTATCACAATAATCTTTATACTTATGCCGTAGTAAAAGAAAAGAAGATAGAAATAATAGAATAATATATATAAGAAGTAACATCCCTTACCTAATAGTCACGCAATTATCCAGCCTGCCCTACGGCGCTACGCGGGCTGGACAATCACGAGCCTAAGAGGACGTGGATGGGTTAATAAATAAGATAATATTAAATAATGTAACTCAAAAGAGGAAATACAAAATGGAAAATACAATCGTATCAAAAGTACAGGAATTATACAGCAACCCAATGGAAACATATGTAGCTACAAGCAATTTAGATGGAGGTGCAGATGGTTGGAAGCAAACTGATCCCATGACATTCATCAGACGTATGAAGTTGGAGCAAGAGATACGCTTCCTAGAGTTCTGGTTGCCACGTATGCAAAAGAATCTATCTGAAGCGCAGCGCTGGGCTACCATATGGAAGACCCAAAACGGAGGCGACGAGATTGGAGAAACTAAATTCCAAGCTGCTAAAGCTAAGGTCAAAGGTGAATTGTTTACAGTAAACTTCATGCAAAGCGAACTTGATGCCACGCAGCTGGCATATCTTGAAGAGTATGAGAAACCTTTTACTTCAATACCTCTCAACACTAACGTCGGAGACGTAGGAGACGGAACACCAACCTATAGGGAGCTGACCAAAGAAGAAGAAGAAGAGTGTGAAGCACTAGGTATATAACAATCAGAGGGGGGCAAGCGCCCCTCTCTTGACCCATGCTCAGGAGGACAACATGGTAACAAGACAAGGCAAGGCAAGACAAGAAAAGCAAGAAAGAAAGAAAGAGGTATTGTTAAATATCTTAGAACTTATCGCTTGCTTAGGTATAATGCTCACACCTCTAGCTTTGCTCTTGTTTTGAGCTGCCTTCAAGGCTGCACGCTGGTGAGGTGAGAGTGTGTGTATGCAATAAGCGAATTACATTACTTCAAAATACTATTTTAACATAGAAGGATTAACCTAATGGGAAGAGTAAACGATATGACTATTGGAATTGAACAAGATAAAATCACAGAGGAAGAGGAGACATTCGTTAGTGACTATGAAGAGAAGCCAATCAAAACAAGGATACAATTTCACCTTAACTTTATGGTGATGTTGTTAAATGCTGGTCGCGTTGAGATGGCAGAGGTGTCGTTAGAAAAAGCAAACGAACTGATTGAAGGTGCAATTATAACGGAAGGTAAAGGTCAATGAATATAGATGTATATGATTGCTTTCACCGCACATGGTGGTGGGAGAATCCTGATTGGCCTAATGGTTTAGAACCACATGCTGGTCGTAAGAATTTTTTCTTTAAGAATACACATTGCAATGAAACGCAATCGTTTCTTACTGAACAAGAAGCCATAGACTTTTGCCGAGTATGGAATGACACGCATGATGCTGGTCGTTACAGTCTTAAAGCAGAATTTCAATTAAGAAACGAGGAGGTTAGACGATGATAGACTGTTCAATACATGATATAGTTAAGGTGCATCAAAGCACCAAGCAATTCCCCACCTTTGCTGTAATAAATTTAGTTATAACACAAGGTGATGGTCAAGAAATCAACATCACATTGTATAATAGAAAGTCCAAGATAGAATGGATCGAAGATAAGGAGATACGAATTGTACGTTAAGAAATCACCGCCGATGTCGCGGCAGCACTATGAATTTATAGCAGATTTAATGGGGCCAATGGTTGCTTGGCCCTCACATCTTATTGATATAGCTGATGCTCTTGAGAAAACTAATCCTAAATTTGCGCGTGATAAATTCCTAGACCGAGCAACAAAAGCATGGGAAGATAACAATAACATAGGAGAACTAGACGATGAAATCAGATATTGAAACTTACTTCTTTGAGAATCAAGATAACATAGCCTTTAGTGCTTGCCCAGATTGTGATGGCAGCGGAGGTACATATGATAATATGCCGTATGTCAATAAAGATAACATCACATACTGTCAAGTAATCTTTAGTGACTGCACCAATTGCGGTGGATCAGGTTATGTAGATGACTACAACCTTGACTGGATTGAATGACTGCTGCATAAGCGCAGCATGATGAACAGTTACTGGCATTTGATACAGGAAAAACATAAAGGTTTGAACATACCTTTGCACTTAGTCTTTGTTAAGGCTGGACTTCCTACATCTACATACTATCGCACATTAAATGGAACAACTGAGCTGCGTTATGAAACTGCAGCTAAGGTATACCGAGTAATGGAATTGATGGAAGGTGCATACTCAACATCAAAGGACAAGCGAAAACTTAAACTAAAAAAATGAACATAACATACAACGATATGATAACGCAGCTGATTGATAGACGAAATCAAATAGGTTTGTCACAAGAAAAGCTTGCATTTGATATAGGTTGTACGCCATCATTGATACACAAATGGGAACAACACAAGCGTGTCCCATCTGGTTTCATGCTCGCTTGTTGGTTGGATGCTCTTGGCTGTACGTTCGAAATCTGCACGAAAGATATTAAACAAGAACACATTTAAGTGTGATGCTTGTGGTCAACGCACTGATATGTTCGTTCAAATCATGGCGTCAATCAAGCCAGCTATGTACCACACCATATGTCTTAGCTGCTATGAGGAGGAAAGATGGCAAACAAAAATAAGTCTAAAGGAATCTACCATGAAAAAAGATTCTGCGAATGGCTCGACAAAATTGGTATCGAAAACTACCGCGTCCCCCTCTCAGGTGCGCTCGGAGGTGAGTGGAGTGGTGACATCCACATCACATTGGGCGGACGAAAGCTGGTAACAGAAGTTAAGTACCGAGACAAATCAAATTTCCCCAGTCCCTTCACAGTATTAGAGGGGCGTGACCTTGCCATGTATAAACGTAGGCATGGCGATCCACAATCTCTGGTAATAATGCCAGCAGAATTGTTTGAACATTTACTAGGAGTAAAGAAAGATGAATCAGACTAAACAAATAGAACAACATCTTAACAAAGGCTATTCAATCACAGCATATGAAGCATTAAATCTGTATGGCTGCTTTAGATTAGCGTCAAGAATGTATGAGCTTAAAGAATCAGGCTATCCTTTTCATAAAGAAATGGTTACATTAGATAACGGCAAGAGAATAGCGGAGTACAGAAAAATAAAACTTCCAGCATGACGAGCAGTCCACGCTGGAAGTAACTCAGAAGAGAAACAATTGGAACAGGAAGGAACCAAATGTATGCGGACATACTACTACGAGATATAATAACTTGGCAAGTAAACAATTCAAATGCAAAATACTTAATGATTGTGCTTGCTAGTTACACAAACTTAGATGGTATGTGCTATCCAAGCATACCAACTCTCGTAAAAAAAACAGAACTCAGCAGAAGCACAGTCATACGCGCTATCAATTGGTGTGTAGATAATAACTATCTGACTCGCAAGTCAGGCTGGCTAGGCGTTGCTAGTGTATATCAATTCGTTCACCTAAAGGAGACAGACATGACAGACACCAGTGTCACACAGACACCCCAAGTAATATCTAATGTAATAGATATATATACTAATAGTAATACTACTTCGGGTGTCACACAGACACCACCCTTCGAAGACTTCTGGTTAGTATACCCACGCAAGATAGCTAAGGGTCATGCTCGCAAGGCGTACGAGAAGGCATGTAAGATAGCTGATCCACGTGCTATACTTATAGCAGCTGCAAATTTTTCTAATGCAATGCAAGGTAAAGACAGACAGTTCATTCCTCACCCAACGACATGGCTTAACGGCGAGCGATGGGAAGACGAGCTAGATCACATAGCACCACAGCCCAAGAACAATACAGATTTCTTACAGGATATACTAATGGATATGCCTCAAAATAAATTAGCCATACAGAAGGAGTAACACATGACCCTTAACGAGCGTACAATTTCTATCGGTTCGTGGCTGCAGCGTGTCTTAAAACGCTACTCACCACCAGCCAGCATGGATCGTGAGACATTAGGTGACGAGCTTAACTTAATTGTCAATGATATTAACAGCTACATACCCTCAAACTTTAACCCTAATGACATCAATGCAGTGCTAGAGAAAACAGATGTTCATGTCAGAGCTTACCAAGCGTCAAGGTCATGGCCTACTATCAAGACCTTCATCGAATCTACTAAGAAAGCTGTCGATGAATACGCTCGCAATACATTAATAGCTAGCGACCAGCCTGTTGCAATGGTCAGCAATCAGGCGAGTATGGTCAAGCGTATTAAGAATGGTCACGACATACCAGACTGGTTGTTAGCAGAAGACTGTCCTTATCGTGAGCAATTACTTGCAGAGACAGACCTTCAAGAATCAGACTTCAATAAATACATTGATCCTACTGCGTAGTTGCAGTATATAACTAACTGAAAGAGGAGAATAAATATGGAACGTAAAGGATTTATAGGTGGCAGTGATGCTGTCAAAATTATGAATGGCAATTGGTATAACCTGTGGGAAATTAAAACAGGTCGTGTTGAGTCAGAAGATTTATCTAACAACCTAGCCGTGCAGATGGGTGTGCTTACCGAAGACTTTAACATCGAATGGTTTGAAAAAGAATATGATAAACGAGTAACTGCTCAGCAGTGTGAGTTCAAACGCTCAGCACATGGAGTACCATACAAGGGTACGATTGATGGACGCATTGATGGAAGCAATGCCATCCTTGAAGCCAAGCATACCTATGCTCACAATACTATTCACAATGTAGCAGAGTATTACATGGCACAAGTGCAGCTATACTGCTGGTTAGCTGGTACTGATGGTGCATACATGTCAGTTATCTTTGGCAACAACAGATGGGAAAGCACATACATACAGGCAAACAGCTCCTACTTAGCTGTCATGCTTGATGCTTGTTCAGATTTCTGGGGCCATGTCGAAAGCGATGACGAGCCTATTGGTCACGACCAGCCCATCGCATCACCAATCAATCAAGTATTGATAGACGATATGGTTAAGCGTGACGCAAGCATGGACAACCACTTCACTTCGATTACGCAGGACTACATTGATAATGAGTCAGCAGCTAAATCATTTGACAGTGCAAAGAAAGACTTGAAGGCAATGGTCGCGGACAATGAACGTGAGGTTTATTCAGACGACATAACAATAAGGCGTGACAAACGAGGATCGTTACGCATCAGCAAGAGGAAGAAATAAAATGAGCAACTTAAAAATATGGGACAATCTAGCAACATCTGATCCTAAGTATCTAAAGAAGGTAAGCTTCGGATCACGTAGCTTCACATCTATTGATCCACAGTATCAGGTACACATGATGACTAAGCAATTCGGCCCAGTCGGTGAGGGTTGGGGCTGGCACAACACAACAGAATTTGTGGAAATATCTAATGGTGACAAAGCTGTAGTAGCGCATGTCAGTGTATGGCATGGATCACAAGCAAATACATTCGGCCCCTTTACTGGGTGTCGTAAGTTCTTTGATAGCGCCAAAGGTCGTATGGCTGAGGACGCTCCGAAGATGGCTATCACTGATGGCCTCACTAAAGCCCTATCACATGTAGGGTGTAACGCCGATGTCTTCCTTGGGAAGATGGATGGTAATAAGTATGCCGCAGATAGCGGCGATAAACAAGCTGGCAGTAGCTGGTAAAATAGGAGTCAGAAGCATGACACAATACGACAACACTAACTCAGGCGCAGCCTTTAAACCCTTCGATACTATGAAGATGATCTTGCAAGGCAAGATTAACTTAGAAGGTAATGACCGCAAGGTTGTACTGGTTGCAGATGAAACAAAAAATGGTATGAAAATCATAGAGGTTTACCAAAAGGTAGGCGTGTTCTTTGAGAATGATAAGAAGGGCAATGACAATGCACCTGATTACTCTGGCCCAGTAGAAGACTACGCTACTAACAAGTCAATGCAAGTCGCTGGCTGGAAGAAAGCAACGTCAGATGGTAGCAACTATCTATCTATCCAAGTCACTGAGAGACAAGGTGGCGGTGGAGCTAGACCAATAGGCTCGGTAACACCTACCCATCTGTCGCTTGGAGAAGATGACATTCCATTTTAATTAATATGGGCGAGTTGAAAGGCTCGCCCATCACCTACGGAGATACACATGGCAGGGCCAGACATAGCGCAAATGATTAAAGCAGCAGAATCAGGATTAACTAAAGCACAAACATCAAATCTATTTGGCTTTACAAGATACGAAATAAATAATGCTGTAACAAATTACGGAATAAAATTTAAAGCAGGCTACACAGCAGGCAATCAATATAATTTTAAACCACAAACATCACCAGAAGAGAGGCCAGAACTAAGAAGCCCATATAAATATACGAGTGAAAAAACTAGGCATGAACAGTACAAAGAATTTTTAACATCAACCAAATGTAAGCGAGAGAAAGCAGAGATAACATACGGCTTTGCAGTACATGAGTTTGAAGTGCAGCAGTATTTAAAAAATAAAAGGATGGCAGTCCCAGGCTTTCGTTCAAGGTTCGCAAGCGCACCATCAAGAACATAGCCTTCGTGCTAGGCAGCTATTATGGGAGAAGAATAAATAGCTGCCTTGCTGAAACTAGATACCAGATACCTAGATCATACTCAATGACTGCTCTAATGTTTCTTTGTTACGCCTAGTCCAACCACGACCAAAGGCTTCGAAAGTATTTAAACTTTCATAGAAACTTTGACGAACATCATACACATACTCAATAATAAATTTAGGTTCTTTCTCCATGATAAGACCAAGTGTGGCTGGGCCAATCGCTCCATCTTGAGTAGCACCTACTGCACGTTGAATAGCTTTTGCTGGTCGTCCGCTTCCAGAATTAACAGCCCAGTCAAACGCGCTCCAATCCAAACCAGAATAAAGTGAATCTGCTTTAACTCGATTCCAGTAGTTCTTCTTATAAATAGGAGCTACATCATCAGGTGTTAGGTCTCGCATTTCTTGTTCAGTAGACTCACGACCTATCCACTCATCGTATACCTTCTTAGTCACGCCAAGATTAGTCATGCCACCGCGATCTCGGCTATCGTTTACATAGCCACCTTCATGTTCAAGTAACATTTCTAAACATTTATCAAAATTTTCTGCACTCATTTCTTAAATCCCTTCATAGTTCTGATACCAAAACTTGCAGCTATACTAGCATACAAACTCCACTGAAACCATTGTGGTGCTGCCTCAAGATTAGCAAAGCCCTCTTTCATATAGGGCTGCAGCGGTGGAACAAATGAACAAGCAACGATTGCAATGAAACACACAGTCCAAGCCTCATCCTTCCAGCTATTTTCGCTGGCCTTTATTGCTGCTTGCTCCCAAGAAATCTCACCAGTTGCAAGCTTCATCTTTGTTTCAGCCTCAGCCTTTTTAACAACAGCCTTTGAATCTATAACAGCACCAGCAAGATCAGCAACCTTACCCAATAAACCTAATCCAATCATATCACTTTCCTTTCGTGAACGCTGACGCACCAAAGAACGCAGCCACTATGCCAGCAACACTGACAAAATATACACTAGCCATACTACCAAGTATCTTGGCAGCCTCAATCAAAGTCAATAGATCAGCCAGCACCACCGCAAAGGGGTATAGGAGCATACCTGACAGGGCAAACCATGTCATCTTGCGTTGCGCATCACGTTGAGCATCTTCATCCTCTAGCCTACGCTTACGATCTTCATACTCAAGCGCATCCCATTCAGATTTATCTATGCTGCCATCACCATTGACATCAAATTTTTTAAACTCATCCATAATTATCTCCTAATCCGACAAGGGATTATCTAAAGCCCTTTGAAGTTTATCCATTAGCTTACTTTCTAAATCTTTCATCTCTGAATTTTGAGATGTTCTAACACGCTCTCTTTGATTTTCAAAACGCACCTCTGCTGCATCAATCAATGAACGTATCTTGTCCTCACTCTTGCGAACCATATCTTCGATACGATCTGTTTGCTGCTCAATGCGTAAGATGTCATCCTTTAATCCATTCTTAATATCCCTAGTATACTCAACAGATTCTTCTACTTTCTCTGAGATACCAGACACTTTAGCATCCATCACATCCATCTGCTGCTGGTACTCACCTATATCTAGGCCAGCAATATCTTCAATCTTCTGATACATAACAAAGCCACCATACAAACCACCAACCACAGTAGAAAGGAATACAAAGATAGCCATGATAGAGCTGAACGACATCTTAACACCGCCAGCTTTAAACTCACGATCTTCAAGTTCACCAACTGTTGTTAAATCTACCATTAGTTTTCAAAGTTCATTTCTTCTTGCAAGTTTTTTAATTCGTTTAATTCATTACGCAGCTTTTGTATTTCCAATCTTCGTTGAGCTAACTCTACTTGATATAAGTCATCACAGTTTACCCTAGATTTAGGTTTGTCTAATGGAATAACAACGCGAGCATATACTCCTACATCTTTATTTTGTGATGCAGTAAAGCTACCACCCATGTTTGATATTACACCTGTCACACCAAACTCTAAGTTAGTACCACCGCCAACAGCATTTGAGCAGTGCAAATTTCCTGCACGAAAACTATCAGATTGATAATTCATAGGTGGATTAGGCAGAGACAATGCTAACGTACTGCTATCTGCAACAGCAGAGCTGGCAATGAGGAAAAATATTATAGCTAGTCTCATGCTGTTTCACCATTAATCTTTGAGCATATCCTAGAAGAAATTAAAGTTTTTGCTCCAGTTCTTTTCTTAACTTTTGACGTGCTGCAAATGTATGTAGCTATATCTAAATCAGACTTGCGAATATAAACATTAAAATTCCTACGCTCTTTATAATCAACCTTCATAATCTTATAGGTTGTAGAGAATGGTAGGTTGTTCCAGTTTAAATCAAACACTTCTATCTGATAATAACTTACATCCTCCCTAGAATTAAACAAAGACATCTCAGCTTTTACAATACCAGAGACGTGCGAAAGCTTTAAGTCTGGATAAGCTGGAGTCATCTCATGCGCCGACAAATCAGACGTTAAGAGAGACAAGACTATAGCTAATTTATTTAGCAATACACTCAGCCCTAACCAAAGCAGTATATGTACCCCCAGAAAAAGCTTTTGATACACCATATGTAGCCGTTGAGGATGTTGTGAACCAAGTGCTGCCAGCAACAGTGAGATCAAACTGTGTAACATTACCCACAACAACTTTAGCTGCATTATATCCAGACATTCCAGCGGCAGAAGTTTGAGAAACAACAGTAGAGCCAACCCAAGCTACGCTGTCTGTAAGTGCTGGAGAAGAAGAAAAGGAATTTGGGTGCGTAATTCTAGCTAGATAGTTGTCAGCAAGAGCAACATCATATCGTACAATAGGTTGCACTCCTCCATCTGCAGCTAACGTGCTGAGCTTATTTGCTGTTGGATTCCCATATACTCCTGCCTTTGTAGTTTGTATCACGCACTTAGCAGAGACATTGCCTACAATATTTACGTCTGCATTGACTGTTGACGCACACAATAAGAGTGTCGCTATATAGTATTTCATATTAAACCTCATTTGTTATACTGCATGTTAATCATCTTATCGTGCAGAAGTTGTTGTGCAAAATTATTTCTTAAAGCCCTGCTGTTATCAGGTAAATTTGAATCAGTAAGTATATTGTTATCATTGTATACACCACCACCTATAGAGGAATTATAATATGCAGCCAAGTCTGTCTCAAGATTAATAGACATAATGATGTCAGCCTGACCTGCATTTTTAAATAAGGTTAGTGCATTAGCAGATGCAATCAGACCCATTTCAAGTCGAGTATCTTTTTCTTCTTCCTCGTCTTCAAGTATAAGATTCCCATCGCTATCATATTCAAATTCTATTTCTGTATCTATTGCAGCAGCTACATCTTCATCTTCTGTAGCATTGTATATCTCAACAACAGGAACGACAGGCACAGGCTTAACATAACCAGCGCATAGTTCATTAGCTTGCGGATTATAACACTCGTTTATTCTATAGTTATATATCACTGTTGCATTAGTAACTGAACCTGTACCCTCAACCTCAATTGAACCATCACCCCACTTAGAGGATGGAATGTTTGCAAGAGGAAAATATTTTACAATAGTATTGCCATCTACTCCAGACCAGTCATCAGTCTCTCGAAATAAATAACCAACTCCATTTGGGTTCTTGTTTCCAACGTGAACCTTCATGTTATCTTTTCGATTTTTAATTGTAGTATATCTATACAGTAATCCGTTTACATCTAAGCCTGTAATAGAAGGAAAGACAGAACTCATCCCCCAACTTAATGAGCCAGATGCTGCGTTCCCAGTCGTACCATACGAGTATGGTTCAGAGTAGGAGTAGGAAGGCCAGAGCTGCAAGCACAGCACTAATGCCAGTCTTTGTACCATCATCACCATAGAAAAGCCTTAATCCAACATTGTTTTTCTCACGTTCTAAAGTTTCATTCTTAGCTGCCATCTGCCAAGCAAGCTTAGCTTTGTCACCAATCAAACCATCTTTAGGGCAAGGAGTACCAGCGTCCATCATAGCATCAAACACTCTTTCGTCTTGGCACATTACGGACACGGCTGCCACTTTCATCCCCATATCGTACATAGTCTTAGCGTTCTTTAGTTTCTCACAATTCATATCACGTACAGTACGACCAGCAGAGATACCAAGTATCTGCGTTTGGACTGCACCAGCCACACCGACAGTACACAGGTCAGAATTACTTGCGCTAATCTGAGGTGATATGGCTGATGGTGGTGGACTATTAATAGTTGTATCCATTTTACCATCAGATATTACTTTAGTCTCAGTCTTGATTGTCTCATCGGCAAACGCAAAACTACCACTCAATAAAAATAATGCTATTAAAAATAAACGTGTCATTTATTTACCAAGGTTTTCCATTTAAAGATATTGGGCTCGCAAGTTCAGCTATCTTAGTATCGTTTGCCGCTTCAGTATCAGCTTTAGTTACTTGTTCGTGTACCCAAGATAATACGTTTGCTTCTGTTAGATCAGCGTAAGCAATATAATCTGCATCTGATGGCACACCTGTATGTAACGTTGCACCATAGGCTGATGCAGTGTTTGTTCCATCTGTGCTTTCGCAACGCCAGTGAGCTGTTGTTACTGAGTTGTCAGATGTGTTTCGCTCTAAGTCAGAGATAGACCATATGTGTGTTGTTGGCATATTATTTATCCTTATTATGGTTTAGTAGGCCACGTTATTGTATTGGGAAACCCAGATTGTGTTGGTAAATCTAGCAATGCAGTTCTATAGTTACCCCAAGCAGTTCGTTGAGCATCTGTAAGTGCCGCCCAACGTAGTGCATTACCAGCTATTGCGTCTACCTCTTCGACTAACCTTTGATTACGTTCACCCCTTATATCTGCCGATAGTTCTGCATCTAACTCTGCTTGAGTAGGTGCAACATAAGCATCATAATCTGAACCAATAAGTTCGAGCAATACACTGTTGTCTACAGTCATATCTGTGTCATCAGGCATTAAACCATATGGTATCCAACCAAACTCTGGGTGATTAATTTCTAATTGAAATGAATTATTTGCTGCACTTAGAGATTGTGCGTTACGCACTTCTGTTATTGTTACTTGTGGCATAAGCGCCTCCTTTTGTTGCAATTATTTATCAAGATATTCTGCACCACAGTGTCCCAGGCTTGTCATTGACGTTGTTGTGTCTAACATTACCACCCATGTTTCTCCAAGTGCCTGATAAACCTTGTGTTGTAATCTGTTGGTTGTGATACTCTCGGTTTGGTATCAATCTAAATCCATGTGTGTTACCTTGAGCAATAGTGTTGCCTGCAATAGTAGCCCCTCTAGCTATTGTTACATTAGCTTGAAAGCTAGTAGTACAACCAATAGTATAAGTACCCACATCGCCACGAGTTGTACTGCCG